TGTAAGAGGTAGAAACTCTAACAACGATCTTATCAGAGAGAAGTTAGGTTGGGATTATAGTACAACACTTGAAGAAGGAATGAGTAAGACATACAACTGGATCATGTCACAGATTACTAAGGACATGTTCCCTGTTGATCAAGAGCATGATATAACTGGTAAGAAGTATCTATCTTATGGCAACTGCAACAAATGAACTCGACCTATAATTATGAGAAGGATACACTAAAGCATCCTTTCAGTGGACACACTAAAGTATTCAACAATTACTCACAAGCATACCAAGATCTATTTGTTCTATCAATGCTGAAGGGTAAGAAGAATGGTAAGTATGTAGAGGTAGGGTCTAACCACCCTACTCATATGAGTAATACTTTTTTACTTGAGACTGCATTTGGTTGGAGAGGATTCTCTGTAGAGATAGAGAAGTCAATGTGTGAACTGTTCAACGGTGACATGAAGAGACAGAATCATTGTTATGAAGCAGACGCAACAAAGTTTGATTTCTTAGCAGCGATACAGAAAGAGAATTGGCAGAACAGAGTAGATTATTTTTCTGTTGATTGTGAACCTCCCACTGTCACCTATCAAGCACTAATAAATTTTCCACATGATGAATACAGAGCATCAGTTATAACTTTTGAGCATGATTCATATAAAGATGGTGATGATATATTAGATGCATCTAGAAAGTTCTTGACAGATAAAGGATATGTGTTAGTATGTTCTAGTGTATGCAATGGGGAAAATCCTTTTGAAGATTGGTGGATAGATCCATACGTCGTCAAGGAGGAGACATGGAAACCATTTGAATGTATGGGTTCCGAAGCAAGAAACATTTTCATATGAAAATTTCTCATTGGTATGGCAGACTAGGTAATAACATTCAACAATGTGCTGTTGGTTTGATGATGGCACAAGCGTACAAGACAAACCTTGAAACAATCCCACATGATGTCATCAAACAATTTGAATATAGATTTGGGGATGGTCAAAGTGACCATCAATCTAAATTTTTCTACTATCAAGGACCGTACAAGGAGGTTACGCTTGATAGTGCGATGGTTTATACACAGATACGAGCGTTTTGTAAGGAGTATATACACCCTCAACTGGCACTCCCCAGTGTTGATGTTCCTGATGACACTCTTGTCATCCATATTCGCAGTGGAGATGTTTTTGACAAGAACGTCACTAACCCTGATCAATATGTTCCTAATCCCTATGTTTTTTATTTTACTCTGCTTGAAACCTTTGAGAAGGTCATAGTAGTAACAGAACCTGACAATTATAATCCTATCATAGAAGAACTAAGAAAGAATCCTAAGGTAACAATACAATCTAAGAGTGTAGAGGAAGACTTTGCCACCTTGATGAACGCAAAACATGTAGCAACATCAGGTGTGGGAACATTTGGTACTGCTGCTGCATTATGCAGTAAAAAAATACAAGATTTATATTGTACTGATCTCCATATTACAGAGCACCTAAATTATAAGATGTTCTATAATACTGACGTCAGGATAAATCTAATGGAACTACCTGATTACATAGGTATAGGAGAATGGACTAACTCTGATGAGCAACGTGAATTCCTTTTCGATTACAAGGCATAAACTAAAGATTACTCATCAGAAATTGATTGAGAATCTGTGTACTAAGTTACCTTATTATTATTTTGCTGACTGTGCTTATGGTGATTTTGAAACTGAACTGAAGAAAGATATGCATCCTTACTTCAGTCATACATTATTGAATGAGGAAGCAAGAAAGTCAGAGTGGTTTCGTAAGTTCCCATGGATAGGTATTGGTGAAGCGATAGGTATGCCCAATCATACTATGTTGAGAGCACACATGACACTACAATATCCAAGACCTGAGGTCTTTGGTGTACCACATAACTCTCATGTAGATCAGTTGCACAAACAATGTATAGTGGCACTATATTATCCTAATAAAGCAGACGGAGACACCTTCTTTTTTGACGATGATCAAAACATTATACATAGAGAAACACCTGAACGAGGAAAGATTGTAGTCTTTGATGGGTCACAGTACCACTCAAGTTCTTCACCATCTAAGAGCACTAGGTTCACCCTCAACATAAATTATTACCCATGAAAATTTTTGACGTCTTCACCTTTTATAATGAATTAGATCTATTAGAACTAAGAATGAATATCTTAGGTAACTCAGTAGATTATTTTGTTATCAACGAAGCAAACATAACTTTTACAGGCAAACCAAAACCACTATACTTTGCAGAGAATAGAAAGAGATTCAAGAAGTGGGATGATAAGATAATATATCACCTGACAGAAGATAATAATAAAGATTACTCAGCATACTATGAGAACGTACCGTATCATCGTAGTATGATGGAAGAAGGTATAAAAGATCTACCATTACATTATCAACGTGCATGTTTCCATAAGGACTCAGCAATATATGGGTTCCTAGATCTAGCAGACGACAATGATATTATACTAACAAGTGACGCTGATGAGATTGCTAACCCAGAAGCGATACAATGTATAGACAGTTGGTTTGATCCAGCAAATCATTATGTATTGACAGGTCCTTTATACTATTACTACCTCAACGTAAAGTGTGAAGATCAGTGGATGGGTACTAGGGTATGTGATATGAAAACTTTGAAGAGTATGAGTGTAGATAAACTACGTCAGTCACATGAATTTGCATACAAGATTGCTGATGCATCATGGCACTGGAGTTTCTTTGGGGATGCTGATACTGTCAGGGAGAAGATGGATGCATATGAACACCAAGAGAATAATAAACCAGAGTTTAGAGACTCAATGGAGGAGAGGATAAAACATAATCAAGATCCATATGGTAGAAACTATCTGTACCAACCTACTACTGTACCTATAGATGATTCGTTCCCAAAATATATTAGGGCACAGAAGAATCGTAAGATGAAGAAGTTTATAAAACCATTATGAAACTTATATCAGGACCTGATGTATCAAACTTATGTGACTATAGCTTCGGTGATCAAGCTGGAGTTGTAGGTCAGGTGTATCAATGTTTCATGGAGGATGCAAACAATGAGAACCATAAGTTCAAACAGTTTGTTGATGAATCAAAGAAAGATATACTAACCCTGTTCATAGATAACGTGAGGTTATATAGAAGAACACAACTTAAACTTGAGTGTGACAATCCAGAAGATCAAAGATGGATTAATAATCTTCAAAGAAAGAATGACTTACTCGAACTGTGTGCTAGTATACCTTATAGAAAGTTTATTATTTTCTGCAATAATGAAGATACTCCTATATTCAGTGATCTTATTATACCTGATAACGTATTGGGGATATTTGCAGCTAATGCATTAGGATATAAGCAGAAGTTACATCCATTTCCTTATGGTGTAGGTAGAAAACTACATCAAGATGATGTGAGACATGATATATTACTGAGGGCAATGCAGTTAGACCCTAAACCTAAGAAGTTATTATACATCAACCATGCAGAACATACTAACCTTAGTGTACGTGGTAATATAAGAGAGATATTTTCTAGAAGATCTTTTGCTACAGTCGGTGAGAGATGTATGTATGATCAGTATGTCAGAGAGATACAAAACCATAAGTTTATGATATGTCCTGAGGGAAATGCATTTGATTGTCACAGGAACTGGGAGGTTCTATATCTAAAACGTGTTCCCATCATGGCAAGGAACGCATACTTACAGAGGTTATATAAAGACTTTCCTATACTATGGGTAGATGATTATAGTAATATAAACAAGACTTTATTGTTAGAAAATGAAGATTTGTTTGCAAAATCAAAAAATTTAGACATAAATCTGCTACACTTATACAGTGTCTTCAATCGTGCAGTCAAACATGCTAAAGATTCCTGACGTTACCCTGATTATACTGGCAGATTTAGACATCCCAGATGCAGTGTACGCAATAAATAAATCATGCGAAGAGATCACATGGGGTCGTGCAAAGTTTCTTGGCAGCAAGAAACCACAAGGACTCTGTGATCAGGTAGAATATGAAGAGACATATCCAATCGAAAGTATAAATGACTTTAATTTTTATTGTATTTACAATCTTACTAATCACGTCGGGACCTCGCATTGCCTTCTCATACATCCGGACGGCTACGTTATTCGTCCTCATCTATGGGACAATAACTTTCTTAACTATGACTACATCGGTGCACCGTGGAGAGATGACCCAACAGCCTACCTCGATCCGTGGGGAAGAAACCAGAGAGTTGGGAATGGGGATTTTCCTTACGCTCCAAGCGTCTTCTCGAAGTCCCCAGTAAAGTCACCGTCCCTTGGGAAGTAAATGTAGGTAGTTTCTACAAGCACATGGATGCCGGACTATATAATGAGGACGGGAACATATGCGTACACAACAGGCACATCTTCGAGGGACAGGGATGTGTGTATGCTCCCGTCTCGGTGGCGAGTAGATTCTCTAGAGAAGATACTCTACCTGACAGTGAAGAAGAAACCTTTGGTTTCCATTATCATTTTCAAGAAATACGATGACAAAATTCTATCCACTATGGTGGAATCCGTGGGGTGACAGAGGACTTGACCTCAAAAAAAATGTAAGTATCTCAATCGATAATTTAGATTGTGATGAGAGAGCAGAGTATAAGATATTATTTTTAGCAGAACCATATTCTATCCTCCCTACTATCACAGAGGGAGCACTTCGTGGTGCAAGTAAGTTTGATAAGATATACACATTTACACAGAAAATATTAGATACTTATCCACAAGCAGAACTATTTGAGTGGGGTAGTAGTTGGTTAGACTTCAAGGATCTAAAACTAAACAAAGGTAACAACGTCACGTTTGTCACTAGCGAGAAGTATCAGACATCGGGACATAAGTTACGCTTAGAAATCTATGAACTTCTCAAAGATATAGATGTATCTAATGGTCTACAATTCTATTCACATAAGTCACCACCATTTCATGAGAGAAGGAATGACTTCTTTGAGACTGCTAAGTTCCACATCGCTGTGGAGAACTCACGACAAAAGAATTATTTTACAGAGAAAATTATAGATTGTTTTGCATCTAAAACTGTACCAATATACTATGGATGTCCTAACATAAGTGAGTGGTTCAATATGGATGGTATAATAACGTTCAAAGATATGCATGAGTTAGATATTATATTATCAAACTTAGATGCAAGTAAGTATGATGTAAGACTCAATGCTATAGAAGAAAACTATGAGAGAGCAAAGAGATATCATAGTGATAATGATGTTGTACCAAGACTTACCAATAAGATTATCAAAGAGGTGAATGGATGAAGGTAAGTTATTGTATACCAACCCATGATGGCAATGCAAAATGCCAGATGTATCTGTTTGATATATTCCATGCTCTGGAATGCCAAACTGATCAGAGATTTGATGTATGGATATCAGATCACAGTGAGTCTAAGAAAGTATATGCTGCATGTGAAGACTATGCAGACATATTAGATATAAAATATGTACCTAACGATAAGAAGAGAGGTAACATCTCTGCTAATACTAACAACGCATTACGTCATGCTGACGGTGAGATACTAAAGGTATTATTTTCTGATGACTTTATCTTAACAAAAACATTGAACCAAGAATTGATACAAGCATTTGATAACACAGCTTATCAATGGGCAGTCACAGGATATGCTCATACTATGAATGAGGGTCAGACACATTACAATCCTAAGATACCTTACTACAATGATAAATTACTCGAAGGTGTGAACACTTTGAGTTCACCATCTATCCTTGCAATAAGGAATGGAATTGACATGTACTTTGATGAGGACTTAGTTATGTTGATGGACTGTGACATGTACTATAGACTGTACAAAGATCATGGGCAACCAAAAATCTTGGAGCATTATCACATCTCTAACAGAGAGCATGCTAACCAAACACAACGACAATATGAATCTCTTTTACCCAAAGAGATTGAATATCTAAAGGAGAAACATTCATGATAGGATTCAACCATCTAGGAAGACATGGTAGATTGGGTAATCAAATGTTCCAGTACGCAGGACTTAGAGGTATTGCTGCTCATAGAGGGTTTGAATTTGCCATACCACCTAGCAATTTCAAAGATGAATGGCATGACCATCAACTCTTTGAAGCGTTCAAGTTAGTAGGACTAACCAATGTATGTGAGGTGCCAGGTCCTTACGTAGGAGAACAGCATTTCCATTTTGATTCAGCGTTGTTCAATACAATACCTGATGGACATAATGTATATGCATATCTTCAATCAGAGAAGTACTTCAAGCATATAGAAAGGGAGATCAGAGAAGACTTTACATTTAAGAATGATATAGTGAAAGCATGTAAAGAGATGATGGATACCGTACCTAATGCTATAGCATTACACGTCCGTAGAGGTGACTATATAGAGAACGCAGCTAACCATCCACCTTGTCCAAAAGGATACTATGATCTTGCCATCTCACAGTTTGATGATAAGCGGACTGTTATTATTTTTTCTGACGATCCTGAATGGTGTTCTACTCAGTTCACTGATGACAGGTTCCTTATCTCAGAAGGTGGAGATAATGTTGCAGACCTGTGCATGATGTCTATGTGTTCTGATTTTATTATTGCGAACTCATCATTCTCATGGTGGGGGTCATGGTTGAGCGAGAATCCTCACAAAAGGATAATAGCACCTGACAAATGGTTCGGAACAGGTTATACTAAGAACCATAACACATCCGATTTATACTGTAGTAACTGGGAGGTACTAAAACATGGCTGATGTAGTGATAGAAGAAGGAGTTGAGATTCCAGATCTGGGAGCGTATGAAAACCTACAGATCCAACCAATAAATTCATGGGATCTCACCAAGACAACATTTATTATTCCACTTAGGTGTGAGTCAGCAGATAGAATTAGAAACATAACAACAACTCTAATATATCTTCTAAGAAATTTTGACACTCAAATTATTATAAAGGAACATGACTATGAATCTGTATTCATAGAGCAGGTTGTACCTATGCTTGAAGAGGTACTATCCTTGAAGCAGTTGGAGAACATACATCATATATTTGAGAAAGCAGACGGTAAAGTATTTCATCGTACTAAACTCCTCAACGATATGTTGATGTTGGTTGAGACACCTGTAGTCTGTAACTATGATGCGGATATCCTCCTCCCAATGAACTCTTACATCTTAGCACAGAATACTATAGTACAAGGATACCAACCCAACCCAGAGAAACCACCAGAAGAAATCAAAGTGGTATATCCATATGGTTATGGTGACTTTCAATACCAGTTGTTTATCAATGACAATGATGTTACTCGTTTTATCAATTCTAATTTCAACTTTGCAGCGTTCCAAGGAAAGGCAAACAAATATGATGCCAAGTTTGGTTTCTGTCAGTTCTTTGACACAAAGGAATATATCAAACTAGGTGCAGAGAACGAAGGGTTCATAGCATACGGTTATGAAGATGATGAGAGGTACCATAGATTCAATAGTTGTTCTAAGGTATTGAGACTAAATGATATGGTCTTCCACATGGAGCACAAACGTACTCCTAACTCATGGTTCAACAACCCACACATTGAAGAGAACAGATCCTTGTGGCAAGAACTAAAAACAAAGACACGTAAACAACTTGTTGAATACTATGCAAATCCTGACTACATGACAGTCAGGGGTGTGAAGGATGGTGTCAAGGATGCCGGAAAAGAATAAAGCAATAAACAAACTTGAGGGATTCCCTCATGTATTATGGATCAACCTTGATCGAGTCACAGAAAGAAAAAAATATATGGAGGAACAACTATCCTATTGGGGGATAGAAAACCACCATAGAATTTCTGGTGTTGATGGTGATGAGTACGAAGAATTTTTGAAGGGAACTCTACCACATAATATGAACAAGGGTGAGATAGCATGTGTAATGTCACATCTAAATGCACTCAAATATTTTGTAGAAGAGACAGACTTAGATGAGATAATCATCATGGAAGATGATGTAGATCTAACTCCTGTTACCAGTTGGACTTTCACATGGAAGGAAGTACGTAAGCGTGTGCCAATAAACTTTGATTGTTTGCAACTTACTATTATAAATCCTAATGGGATAACCTTGAAACTTCATCATAGATTTATCAATGACTTTTCTGCTGCTTGCTACCTTATTACTCGTCATCATGCAACTAAGTGCATCCGTCTACACCAAAGAGGAACGCAGTGGAAACTCGATCAAAACATCAGACCGAGAGCAGTCTCCGAAGATCTAATACTTGATAGTGGTAAGTCATATTCCACACCTTTACTGAACTATAGGACTGACATGGGGTCCTCAATTCATGAAGAACATATTGACATTTTTCATAAAGGAAGCAATAATGCTTTAAAGGAGTTCTGGGAATACCAAGCAGTGGATCACACTATTGATGAGATCATGGAACTTGATGAGTATGTGGGTAGAGTTCCACCCTCAGTATATCTAAATCAATTGAAAGAACAATGAACACATCTACTACACCACCAAGTGAAGAGCAACCAATATTCACAGAGATGAAAGACCATGGTGCCATAGGTGTCTTTGAAAACTTTGTCAAACCAGAGTTTTGTGATTCACTTGTGGATATGTTTGAGTTCTGGTACACCAAAAAGTATTTCAAGAATCTTCCATCAACACATGATGTATGTAAGATGGGTGATGATACATTTACATTAGATCATTTCAATGATGGTGGCACTCAGTTTCCACAAGGTGGTATGGGTAGAAAAGATCATCAACTATACCTAGAGATATGTGATCAGACTATGACTATGCAAGTCAATCAGTCTGTAGGTATGGCATTTGAAATGTATGTGCAGAAGTATAAAGGATTGGTAGATGCATCTGACCCTGTATCATCATGGACATGTAAGTTACAACGTACAGATCCTGGTGGTGGTTATCATGTATGGCATTGTGAGAATGGTAACTTCCTGTATAGAGATAGAGTTCTAACATGGATGATATATCTAAATGATATTCCATATGAGAACGGTGGAGCAACAGACTTCTATCATCAACAGATATCATTCCAACCTAAGAAAGGAACAGTAGTGTTGTGGCCAGCAGCATATACTCACATGCATCGTGGTGCATTTCTAACAGGTGAAAAGTCAAAGTATATTGCAACAGGTTGGTTCATAAGAGAACCTGGTAACGTAACAGAGAAG